CAGTCTGAAAGATTCCTGGGGAGCTGCCGGGCAGGTGGGGGTTGATTATCTGATTAACCGTGACTGGTTGGTTAACATGTCAGTGTGGTACATGGATATCGATACGAAAGCCAGCTATAAATTGAATGGAGCACCCGTGAAAGACTCGGTACGACTGGATCCGTGGGTGTTTATGTTCTCCGCCGGGTACCGCTTTTAATTTTCTCTGCAAAATCTCTGCAAAACCCCTCTGCAAAACTGGTCATTAAATGACCAGTTTTTTCCACTCCTTACCGCGTGCATCGTTGTAAATATCGGTCATTTTTTGATTCGAATGACCCAGCAAAATTTGGGTATCAATTCCCTGCTCTCTGAACAATCGCTCTGATAAAGATCTCTGCTCATGGAAAGAGGGTGGGGTGCCATTAGCACGCCAGTTGTAATCCACAGAATCCCGGGCTTTTTTAAATGCGACTGTTAACGTTGCTGGTTTAACCATCCCGCCGCGCTTACCCATCCCCTTAGCGTGATGATGGTGCAATAACCACGGACTAAGGATGTAATCACGACAGGATGACACCACGTCACCCAGGGTAAGATTTAATTTGTCGCAACGCAGAGCCAGAGGAATGGCTATCCGGGCTCCTGTTTTTTGCTGTTCGACATGAAGGTAACCATCCCGGATATCCGAAAACTGCATTTTGCAAATATCCGAAAGACGCTGGCCCGTCATCAGTGCCAGCAGCATGCCGCGCTGTAAAAAGTAACCATCCTTTTCCGCTGCGTTATAAATCATCATCCACTCATCAAAAGTCAGTCGCTGTCTTGATATCCGCACTTGCGGTTTTTTTGCCGATTCAGCCGGGTTAAAGCCTGGCGGGACATCACCCGTTTGTTGAGCCTCCCGGAAAACATCGATCAATACCTTCCTGAAAATTTGTCCCATTCTGTTATGTCCCTTTGCCTTGTATTCTTCCAGCACCGATACCACATCTTTTACGGTTATGGCATCTAGCGGCCTGGCTCCAAAACGTTCATCAAACACCCTGAGAGGAGCCGCTTTTTGCTTCAGCGTGCTGAGTTTGATCTCTCCGTTTTCATATCTTTCATGTTGAATTTTTCTGTAATTATTCAGAAAAATGGAAACGGTTGATGCGCCGCCGGTATCACTAATAATTTTCTCCTGCAGACTGAGCATTTGCTCCATTTGTTGTCTGGCAAGACGGCTGTTCGCTTCTGCTGCAATGGTTTCCGCCAGTTTCTGGTCAATACTGCCGAGTCCATGATTTTTACCTGTGATGGGATGCCTGTAACGCCAGTAAACTTTGTTATTTCTTTTGTCAAAATACGGAGATAATCCCGGAACAGCGGTTTTATATTTTCGCGGGCGTGCCATCTTCCAGTATCCTCTTTAAAGCAGGGTGATCTGTGGCGATCACCTCCGGCTTGTTTACCATTCCGACAAAGCGAGCTCGCGGATCCACTCGCCAGTGTCTTCCAACTTTTTTGGGGAGAGGAAATATCATTCCGGCTTTAGCGTATTTACTTAACGTGCCCAGAGTAGGGACCGGATCGCTGAATTCCTCTTTTGCCCATTCAGTGAGCAGAATAAGTCTTGCCATGAGTATCGTTCGCTAATCATGGTCGCCGCCACTATAGCTGGGGGCGACGACTGGGGTTGAACATTAAAAATCAGACTGATTCGGGATCAGTTTTTGCCAGATTGCTGAAACGTATTTCGCCTGGTGACGGGCATCATCCAGCGCATTGTGGCGTATGCCTTCGAATTGAATAGGCGTCCTGGCATCGAAGTCTATGGATTTTCCCAGTTCAATGATTGTGCGTACATCGCGATCGTTGTAGTAGCGCCACGGGCAGGGTATCCCCTGCCGTTCATATGAACGGCGCAAAATCACGTTGTCGAAGTTGGCTCCATTTCCCCAGACCTGAACAAACAATTCACCGGAGTTTTCGGCGATAAATTCCCGCAATTGCAGCAGTGCATCATCTAACGGGATTTCATCGGTCAGAATGGCGGATTGCGCTTCGCGTGATTGCTTCAGCCACCACTTGATCGCGTCCCGATCAATGACTCCGCCAGCAGTTTCCAGATCGATGGTTTTATTAAATTCTGGTCCCATCTCTCCGGTTTGCGGATCGAAAAATATTGCACCTATTGAGATAATCGGGGAATCAGGATTTTTTCCCATTGTTTCAAGGTCGATCATCAGATGGTGACACATTCTGCTGGTGGATGTTCTTTTCTGATAACCGTACATATTAATTAAGGAATTTGTCGTCCTGTCAGTTTTATCACCGCTATTGTTATGCTGATTGCTGTCAGTATTTTCCGGATGCGGATGTTCAGGGTTTTCCATCTCCTCCGGAGCTTTTTCCTGAGATTCATCTGAATCTTCCTCGCAGAATGTCTCATGGTAAGTTGCGTCACCCATTACTGAGGCACAGTCAGGGCATGTGCCCCCGCCAGTTTCCCCACAAACATTACAGGGATTTTTCTGTGCATGTTGCGCTGCTGGCTCCGGATGTATCGTTTTTGGTTCATTTTGGTGTGCATTCTGGCTATTTTGTCCCGATTCTGGCTTGGTTTGTTCCACTTCTGGTTGATTCTGGTTCGAAGACTCGCGAGTCTGGAGCCCCTTAACCCATTTCGGATCATTCGGGTCACTAATCCCTTCAACAAATTCTCCGCGAGAGGCTGCCAGTAATTTGTTTGCGTCGACAGGATTTTTTGGCGAAATGTTTTTCCTGGCTTCATGGAGTTCTGCCCGCAGTTTCTGATATTTCGCATCAACAGAATTCACCTGTGGCTGAGCATCCACCGGCTGCGTGTCCGGATGATGTTCAGTTGCATCCGGTTCCACTGTTTCAGCCGTTGCCTGTTCATCTGCCATTGCGCCAGATGGTTGCGGTTTTTCTTCATCATGTTTTTCTTTTTCCGTTACACGCTGCGGCATTGGGGCGGAGGAGCGACCGCAGGCAATATCCACGATTTCCGGATCAGGGTTGGCATGATCGGTTTCAGTCAGCACCTTATTCAGGTATTCGGTGACACGGTGGGGCATAGCCTCTATACCAACTGGTGCTTCTTTCACGGAGGCAACCACGATGGCACGGGAGAAATCCTTGTGGCCCGGCATGGTGATGAATTTGCTGAAGAAAACAGAAAAGGGCGGTTTATTTTCAGCGATAATTTCCTCGACGCGTTTAGCGTGTGCCGGATGAAGGTTATAAATGTCCACGTCCATTGAACGGGCCAGCACGCCAGTGGCTACGTCGCGCGCCAGTGATGCATCATCGTGTACAAAACCTTCGCCGCGATCGGTAAGAATACCGCCGCCAGCGTTAGCGCCGGATGGTGTGCGGCTGATTCGCGAAACATGATTTCCTTTCATCCACTCTTTTGTAAGCAGACCGCGATTGGTGTAGTCAGCGTCTAGGTATGCTTCGATGAAGGAAGTCATCAGTCCCAGGTCTGAATTTACGGGGGCGGGAAAAACTTTGTCAGTGTCCCGCACCAGTTTGTACAAATCCCGAATCTCCAGCTGTTCGAGTTGCACTGCTTTATTTGAGATGGCCAGAGCGGTAACGGCGGGAAGTTTTTCTTCCTGTGCGTTATGTAATGCCCGCAGTTCATCCCGTGAAACATGCGTGACAGGTTTTTCGCTGCCGTGCTGTGCCAGCCATCTAACAGGCAGAAGCTGACCTGAAACCGGCAGAAGCATATTCTCCTCAATCTCAATCATGTCTTCGCCGTTGACGTTAGTATTAGCGGCGTTACTGTTTTCATCGCTGTTGCTGGACGGTACCGGCATCATTGTGATGCCATCTTCTCCACCTTTTTCGTAACGGTTACAGAAATCAGTATCAAATACGCCTTCAGGTGGCAGGTCATTTACAACAGGCAAATGGACGCGAACTGTTTTTTTGAAATCATCTTCGTCGTAGCCAGCATCGTCCATAGCGGCAATACAGCGGGAAACTGCAACGGAAAGTTTTTTGGCTTCGATCCAGAAAAAGCCACCTTTAATACCGAGACGCTTTCTGACCTTGTCATTTTTAGCTTCGCAATATAGCGCAAACACTTCTTTATTCGTGCTCATCAATAAACCTCATTACAGATTTAGGGGTGAACAAGTCACTGCCATTGCTGGCATATAAGAATCGAATCTGATGTATTTATTAAACTGAATGTCGTATTGGGGTAGTTATTTTATTACAGCTCACCACGACTCCGCCTTTACAGGTAAACCATCACGATCAAGGAAGACTTTAATCATGGTTTCATTAATACAGTGTTGTGTGGAAAAATCACGAATATAGAGCCGGTGTTTTTTTATATTGTTTACCGAAGCAATATATGTTCTTCCTTTATGAATAACATAATCACCGGGAGTCACGCACTGACGAGGAATATCATCAGTTCCGAAGTGATGAGCAATCATAATTATCTCCTTAATAAATTTGTCGCATTAAGAAAATTCCAGAAAACTATTTAATACTCAGCAACTGCTCGACGGTCATATTTTTAATTGCGCTCCTGTTTACAAGAGTCCACCCCTGCTTCTCCAGATAAAAGCGGAAAGTATCCAGAGTACAGACGAGAGCGCCGTCAGGAACGGTTTCGGTGAATTTGATATTGCCGCGTTCGTCGAAGTGAACAACGAGAGTGCGACCATCACCATGAATTATTTTGTCTGTGGTAGTGGTATTAAGCTGGTACAACTCTGCCTCCATGCGATCGAATTCAGCGATGTAGGCTTCCTTGAAAGCTGCGGCTTTTTTGCCGGTGAACCCCATCACTAGGAAAACGAAGCCGTTTTTGGTGATTTGGTACATGGGGCGTTTTTCGCCTTTGGCGTCGGTGTAGGTAACGGACACAAAATTGTGTTCGTTAAAACTTGACGAGCAGTCTAAATTGCGAATTTTATCCAGTACTCGCTCATGGCGCTTACCAAAGAACTCTGCAATTGCAACAGACGTAGTGACAGCGCGACCATTTTTGATGGTTACGTCAGGTTGAGAAAGGGTAAGGGTAGTAGCCATAATGGCAGCCTCTATGGTCAGTTTAAGCAACTCACCACCAAGGCTTTCCACGACCATAAGGGTGGCGAGACGTACAGGGGTGGAAATACCGGTGACCATAGGAACCGGCCAGCCTTGCGGCTGCCCTGCACGCCCCACCATAATCTGAATGGGGCTGTGCATTACGCATAAAAAAAACCGCCTGAGCGCGGTTATGCGCTATGGTCATAATCGGGTTTCCACGCCCGGCACCCGTTTTATGGGGTGCGGACAAAATATACCTCCGACAGTTCCCAGCGTCAACACCCTCAGAAAAGCAAAAACCCCTGAACTTGGGGGAACAGGGGGTACTGAATTTGTGATTGCTAAGCTCTAATCAGTCGCCTGAACAGTAACTGTTTAATATCCTGACGTTGGGAAAGAACTGCGTGTGCAGTGATAACATCCCCTTCTACAGAGTACAGCACTCTGTAACCTTCTGGTGTGTTGCATTCTCTATATTTCGCCACGCCAAGTTTGAGCAACTCCGGGCATAACTGGCATCCGGACGGGAATGCCGTAACTTTTGTTTCAAATCGTTCAAGAATTTCTTCTATTACAGGGAGTGGGTCAATGTCGTTACTCCGGAGATGGTCGGCAATTTGCTCAAGGCTTGTTCTGGCGGTAAGCGTGTATTCAATCTGCATCGTCAACCTTACTTGTTAAAGCTATCCAGCAACTGTTCTTTTGAAAACACGCGGCCTTCAGACCTGTCACTTTCTGAAATAGTGAGAAGTTTCAGTAACGCAATAGCATTCTCGCGTTCCTGTTGCTGCTCATAGGATTCAATTACGTATGCAGGAACACCATTCTGCGTGACAAGAATTGGTTCAGCCAGATCCAGTGAGGCTGCGTTTTTCTTGATGTAGCTGATAGTTTCTATTTTCATGAAGTACGGCCTTGTCGTTAAATTTAGTTATAATTTAGTCTAAATTTGGACTCCTCGCAAGTGGCGGAAGCCACCAGTTTGGTTTGCTCAAAAAATCACATCCCGACCCTGTGTTCCGGTTCCGCGGATATATCAGGGCATTCGGCGGCACCCCGAATTGTGGTTTACGTGACAGCCCGATCCATATTATTAAAGAACTGTGGATTTCAGGTGTAGAAATCCCCTGCACGAATAACGGTTAATTCGCGCATAATTAAATAAACTTTGTTGATGTGGTGCCTGGTGCCTCCAAGTGACGTTAACCAGTTAACAATTAACGCCGGATACAGAGAATCCACCCATAACAATATTTTTTTAACTGTTCCGCGTGCGCTTAGCCGCATTCACCACATCACAAAATTCACTTTAAAAAGGGCGGCAGAGCAGTCACGGAGTAAAACTGATACCGCCAAACGTCACCAGAAAATTGATAACAGAGGGCGTTGCAGCGGGATTGTCACTTAAGCGTATGGTCAACCTGACAACCCGGTGTCCTCAACGGGGGAAGGAATAACCCCGCCATACTTACCGCCGCGCCATTTCGCGGATTGCCACAACCGGAAGCGCACGGTCGAAGAAATTTAACGACAAGCCTCATAGGTGAAGGCCTTCGCCGTACGCTTTCGTGTTATGCCCTGACTTTTCAGGGAAATATCCTTTCAGTAAACTGTCAGTGCCGGATTCTTATCCGTGTCCGGCGCACGACCACACGTAGC